TGAAGACCGCATTACCCGCACCATTACAGGTGGTGACACCCATAGTCTGGTGAGAGAAGTACTTAGACCGCTCTTCAAACGACTTACGGCCGTACATTTCCAGCATGTCACCGCCAGATACCAACTGAGGATCAATAGGTCCACGCTGGGTCTGGATATAGAAGAGAGGGAGGTGCTGGGGAATCTGTTCCCGGATAACGGGTAAGGCGCGACCCGATTCGTCCCGAATACCTGTGAGAATCGGACGAGGGGATGCGTTCTTAATCATTGTAGCCATTGGAGGTTACCTCCCAAAATGCTAGGTTTATGTATGCGCATATTTTTAACCTTTTAACTTTGCAAAGTTATGAGTGGCATGGACTCCACATGACACGCCATATACCTAAATACAAGGCAGAGTACACATAGAATCCAGTCCCAACGACACCCTGCGGCGAGTGATCAATTCACCGACATAAGTGAGATACGTAATGCGAGCGGGATGCCCATTAACCACAGGCAAGCCAGTGGAATCGTATGTTCAATAAAGCCAAAGGCGAATAGTAAGAATTGGCTCTATATACTGCTACGATAATTTTTAACAGGCCTATACGATTTAACCGATAACAGGAGTACCCGCCATGGGACCATACGGCACTACAATTGGACGTCAGTTTGCAGGGCGCATCCAGCAGATTAAACAAGGCATTGATGAGCAGTTGGCCTTGGGGGGAGAGGGGCAACTCAAGCCTGTATCGAAACACATTTATATCACCACGGCTGAGAACGAAAAATTGGACCACTGGAGCCATCCGATCTTTCACGATGGTAAGGTGTTCCTGGATGGTCGTCCTTTCTATAACAAAGCCGGTGGCATTCGCAACATGCCAGAGTACCGTAACCTCGTGCAGCGGGGATACCTTGAGTACCTCTGGCAGTCAAATCCCGATGCCTATGACGCCGTGATGCGTCCTACAGCGTTAGTATTCAGCCAGTGGATCTCTAATGGCTTAGCCAGCCGCTTTGCCATGCCAGCGACCGACGGCGCCACCATCCGCATTCTTGCAGCGGTTTACTATCTGGCACTCTACCTAGAGGCCAGTGGTCATAAGGCGCGTAAAGATTACCGTGTCGACCCTGAAGAACTCACCGCGATGGCAATTCGACTGTTGGGTGCACGCGGTGGCTGGGTACCGCCACAGATGGTCATGGATACCTTAGAGAATGCAGAGGTACAGGAGTGGTTGAAAGAACGGCCTGCTAACCTAGAGGGTTTGTGTTTAGCTATCCGACAGAGCGTTACCACCCACATGGGTCAGTTTAACTCCAATACCCTTATTCAGTTAATGGGCAGTGGGAGCTGGATTGGTCATGAGGCCGTAGGTCTATCCGTTATGGCACTGGAGTACCCACCGGTATTCTCACAGATGGTAGCCCTGGCGGAAACCACGAACATGTACAAATCTAAAACTCGCATCGGGCGTACCTGTGCTTCAATGCAGCGCACCGCTAACTTGAAGGCAGTCGTGTCCTTTTTAGGGGATATTGAAGATGCCGACGAATCAGTTTGAGCAGGACCTTATTAAGGCCGCTGCAGAAGAAATGTGGTTTGACCCACACGATGACCGACACTTCACCATCGTACCCGCACGGTTTAACCGCCTGCGGGGCGATCGTGTACGCATTAATCTAGGCTATACCGACCACTATTTACCGGATAGTACAAACCGCTACGTGGTCTATGGCTTTGGACAACAAAGCAGTGCCTTTCTGGGGCTAGAGTACAGTCGCTTGGAAATGCTACGCTGGATTCGTCTGGACGAGGTGGCCCGGGATAATGAAATGGTGGTCAACGTCCATATCGCACAGCGACAACTCCCCTTGTCCAGCATCTATATTCGTCGTAATGAACGCATGCAGCTAACCCTAGCGGTTAACGCGCAGATAAATGAGATACTGCTGGAAACGGAGCAGCCTCTTTATCTGCGAGTCTTTTCAAATGACTGGCTACAGGAACAGGGACAGCATCTAGATACGCCCATTAACTATGTGGGCGGACAGCTAAACGTGGTGGATGACGCAGGTCCCATTATTACGCGATGGCGGCTAGAGGAAGAAGGTCATAAGCTCTTATTCCATAATGGCTACTATGTTAACGACATCAGTGTCAGTGAACTGCAGGCGGGCGATACGTTAGCCGTGCATGTGGATAAGTCTGGGATGGGGTATCTGGATTTACCCATCAACGACCTAATGCATTACTATTCTGAACTCGATCAGGTCAATAAGTGGCTGGTGTCTTTAAACTTGGATGACCCTGAGCAAGCGGTACCGGCCGATGAGCTCGATATTTATCTCGTAGGGCGCCAGGCGAATGTAGGGAGTTATCCTCGTTATAAGGGTATCTTCTTTAGTCGCATTCAAGATGCTGATATCCGACAGCTTACCCATCAAGATTTTGGGGTAGATAGTCGTCGGGTCGAGGCCTTGATTCAGGAGCATTGGGACACGTTGCCGTTGGTAGAGCCTTTCTTCAGAATCTTCTTCCGTAAGACCACCGATGCGGTAAAGCGGTTCCCTCAGGTCGATGGCCAGCATACACTGGACCTCTATCGGGTGGATGAGACATACCGTCGCAGTCTAATGGTGGGGACGACGAGTACCTTTACAGGCTGGCAGCCCACCCAGTTGGAACAGTCTGCCTACATGCAGTGGCAGAACGGCATTGCTGGATCCCTTTCACTGGATACGCTTGCAGGCCTCTATAGCTACGATGAGGTGAACCGCCGTGTATTGGAGGGACATTATCCCGAGTCTCACTTTGTATGGAATGCAAGCTCAAATAAATGGAATTACCGCTTGCCCTGGATAGCCACCATCGGCTGTATGGTCTTGGGATATGATGTAAACGGTGTTCTGATTGAAGTCGTGCAGGTACCCGAAGGTAATTACGGTAGTAGCGTTCAGTTAAGCGAAGTGGTTAAACGGGTACGGTGTATTCCTGGGGATGGACGTGAAACCGGCGATGGGATGGATCGGGATACTGATTACATTACTCAGGCGGATTGGTTTGGGGATCAGTATTATTGGCGTTCAGTACCGAGTGAGGAATGGCACCCGGCCTACCTGGATACCGACTATAGCGTGGATCAGTCCACAGGTACCTTAACGTGGCTGGATCATCATAAGAACGATGAGCGGATGCGTCGCTCAATCCGTGACAGTATTTACCGTGACCTGTCGGTAGACCCTGAACTCCTTTACCACCCATTCTCGATCTATGTCGATGAAGGTCCAGCCACACTGTTACGTCTTTCACATCTAGAAATCTATCTGGATGGACGGCGTTTAGTAGAGGGCATTGACTTTAAAGTAGACTACCCCAACATTCAGCTCTACGCTAAGGAATACCACCTAGGACATTTAAACGATCGTGTACGGGTACAGGTCTTTCATTACGGTCTACCCGATCAAACCGATTATTGGTCCGAGTCAGGGTTTGTCCGTAACCGTAGAATGGTGGACGGGCAGTCGACTCGCTTCAGTGATCTTCGTTTCCATACCCTCGTGGTGGACGGTACACTCTCGTCAGTGGATGAGTGGGATTTAGCGGAGCGTCCAGATCAGGTCATTGCCCCTTCAATCCGTGAAGGAGGACTCTACTACCGAGAGACACCGGTACGGACCCTGTCAGAGTGGGCACTGGTACGCTACGGGCTAGACCAAACGTCAGAGTCAGACGCCAGTCGTTTGCTTTATCCCATCTTGGAGCGACCCTACACAGAGGTGCCGGTCTTTATTACACATGCCCACGCGATCCACAGTCCTTTCGTATACCGTACGGTACAGCGTATTCGTGATAAAGTAATCGACGTAGCGCGCATCGGACTGAGTCGTGGGGGCGCCGTTGTGGCCATGCATGAGTACTTAGGTGAGCTTGAGAGTGATGTTCTATCAGAAGACCTGGAATGGAACATGATCGACGTCCATCCCTGTCCTGCGAATGAGCAGATACAGGTAACGGAAGATGAGTTCATGTTCTTACGGATACTGAATGAACTATATTTCCACAAGCGGCTGGTCTTTAATACCTACTTCAATGTAGTAAAAGCATAAGGTGACAGTATGTCAGTTGTATACAGACGGGACCCTGAACGAGGGTTTCGCGTATGGACCTTGCGAGAGGTGTATACGGGTGAAAACATTGACACGTCCGATACGCTATATGTCCCTAACGTAGGGGACATTGTATTTGACGGGTTTGACCTTTTCTATCGAGTGGATGCGGTGGATGCGGTAACCGCAATTCCTACCCTGGTACCCTTTAACCCGGCCGCTCGGTTTGAGAATGAAATCAAAGATCCCGATAACCTGCACGAAGGGCTTAAACTTTACCAGCCCCATATTGCAACCCGCATCTTTATTGATAAGATGACCAAACCCTTTACCCTGTCCATTGATAGTCGGTATCGGGTATACGGTAGTGAAGCGACTCAGATGAAACTCTATCTGGGTACCGATACCTCGCCAGAGGGCACGGTTATCTCTCAATCCGTTGACAGTCGGGGTGCGGTTATTTCAGAGTCTGTAGACCTTGTACCTTTGTTTCAGGGTAACGCTACGCTCAAACGCCCAGCCCGTTGCCATACCAGCCAGGATCTACAGGACGGTGAGATTGTCACCGCGATTATCTACAATGCCGCAGGTCGAGCCTGTGGGGAGCATAGTTTCATTGTACGCAATGCAAACATGATTGCAGGTCCTACTGCCTCTAACGTCTATGTAGAGGACGTAGAGCTTATTTCCCACCTGCTCTCTGACCATGACCCGCTACTGATTGAGAATCAACTTAACGTACCCTTTAACACGTCCATGTTGACCTGTCGTGTTCACTATAGCGATGGGAACTACCAGGACCATGCGATTGACGGGGTGCGGGTAAAGCTCCATGGGTTAAGTAACTTTAACACCAGTTTGTTAGGGCCTACAACCCACGTAGTGTTAACCTACTATCCGAGTGCACAGGAACAATCGATTAACCTGTCGGGCACACCTACGCCCTCGATCAGTAAAACCTATAAACTGGCGAACGTACCTACCAGCCAGAGTTTTGCGTTTAAACTGTACGTTATTCCGTATTGGACTGGAACCCAATACGAACTGCGTGTGCGGTTAACGGACGTGGAATATACACTGAACCTAGATGTGACCGAACACGTTACGGTCAAACAAAGTAACGGTTGGGATTTTAACGGACTCTCATTTGGCATTACACAGATCCTTAACCTTACACTGGACTTGGATGCTGTAATGCCGGGCGCATACCCTGGGCACATCCATACACAACAGGTGACGCTGACTCTGAACCCGCCCAACGCCACTGAGGTGGATAACTGGATCATTGACTATCTGGGGGACGGGTATACGCAGTTTGGACATGATGTCTACGCGGTGGCCAGTTCACTGGATGAGAAGCCGTTCAACATTAGCTGTAACCAGGTGGTGGTCTACGATTGGCTATCTGTGCTCTATAGTAGTATGGATCCAATTTACGACCCACAGCTACTGGATGCCGCCCCCACGCCAACCCATTTCCGTTTAGAGAATGGTGGGGACAAAGGTGACTGGGAAATTGGCACTTACTCCGTAGACGACTGGAATCAAACGTTCCGCTTGGGAGTGGACCGCGAATGGGACCGTGCGTGGCCACTGAACATCGTCTGGTTGGTTATTGCGAACGGCCGTGAAAAGGTAGTGGGGATTACGCCACTGTCTATCGAAAACGACATTTAACACCATACTCTCCCTATCCCCACTGGGGATAGGGAGAGTATCTTTAAAAGGTACCGTGCGATTGAATCTATTAGTTAACTTTACCTTTAAGGATATTCGGTATGATTTTGTTCAAATCTGATTGGAACCGATACGGTACCGCCATTGCAGATACTCGCACGACAAACGAGTCCTTCTTACGTCTAGCAGCGGTCTACCGTGAGATGGGGGTTGAGAACCATGCGTTTCACCTATCGTTGTTAAATCCCGCACTGCAAGGCATAAATCCCCATGACCCTAATTTGGATTTTGAAACGAAGGTCGCGATTGCCACTGAATGTCAGTGGAACCCTTGGTACGTTGTACGTGAGGTAATTCGCTTGCCGCCACAGGGTGGTCCTGCCCCTATACCCTTTAAGGCTAATCGCGGCAATATCTCCATGATGTGGTGCTTCTTCAACCACATCGATTATGCACTCATTCAACCGCGTCAGACCGGTAAATCGGCATCCACAGATGTACTCATGGTCATTATCCTGGCCATGATGGCGTGGAGTACCAAAGTACAGCTTATTACCAAGGACCATCCCCTACGTCGACAGAACGTCGCCCGTATAAAGGCCATACGCGATCAATTGCCGAATTACCTTAATCCGACAACCCGTAACGATGCGGATAACACCGAAATCATTACCATGGTTGAGCGCTCCAATGAATACCTCACCGCAGTGGGACAGAAGTCGCGTGAGGGGGCGGATAACCTGGGTCGTGGTTTGACGGCGGCTATACTCCAAGCGGACGAGCTACCCTACATCCCGAACATCCACATCTCCTTGCCGGTTGCACTGGCGGCGGCTACAGCGGCGCGTGAGAATGCGAAGATGGCACGAGGACTCTATGGGAACATCTTTACCACGACAGCGGGTCGTAAGGATACGAAAGAAGGACGTTTTGCTTATAACCTTGTACATAATGGCATGTACTGGAATGAATGCCTGTACGACTGTGTGAACATTGAGGATCTAGTGCGGGTTATTAAAGCTAACTCTACCTCAAACAGTCCCATGATTAACGGTACCTTTAGTCACCGTCAGTTGGGTAAAACGGACGAGTGGTTACGAGAAGCGATCGATAACGCCCGTGCATCTGAAGACTTGGCAAACCGTGACTTCTTCAATATCTGGACCAGTGGTACGGAGAGTTCGCCTCTCTCTATACAGTTAAACCAAGCCATCGCCTTATCTGAGATGGATCCGCTTTATATTGAGCGTAGTAGTAACAACTACATACTTCGGTGGTACCACCCACATGCGGACATTACACGGGTGATGGAGAGCCATTGGCACATCTTATCACTGGATAGCTCGAACGCCGTAGGGCGCGATAGCAATGGACTTGCGGTACTCGATAGTCGTGACCTTTCGATTACCGCAGCCTCCGATATTTCAGAGGCTAACCTGTACCGTTATGCAGAATGGTTATTACAGCTCATGGTGCGGTTCCCAAAAACCATCCTGATGATCGAGAACAAATCCTCAGCACAGGGCATCTTGGACTATTTGATTGCGAAACTACCGACGTACGGTGTTGACCCCTTCCGTCGCATTTACAATCGATTGATTGACAATAAGGCTGAGTACCCCGAAGACTACAAGGAGCTGTGTCGTCCCTTGAGTCAGCGTAAGGAGGAGTTCTACTTACGACATAAAGGTAAGTTTGGCTTTATGACCACGGGTAACCGCAGGGCGTTTCTGTACGATACAGTCCTCCAGCAAGCGGCGAAGACCACCGCACATAAAGTGCGAGACCGCACCCTGTCCTCTGAGATACGGGGATTGGTTACCCGCAATGGGCGGGTGGACCATCCAGAAGGGGGCCACGATGATTTGGTCATGGGGTGGTTATTGGGGCACTGGTTCCTATCCCACGGACGCCACTTGGATGAATACGGCTTGGATACCCGGGACGTAATGTCATTGGTATCGGACGACGGGGCAACTCTGTCAGAAGAGGATGCCGTTAAACGGGGTGAGCAGGCTAAACTTAGATTAGAGATTGAAGACCTTAAGGAACAGCTTAAAGACGCAGATAGTCCGGCAGAACGTATTCGTATTGAAGCAAACCTTAAACGGTTGGTTGCGCGTACGGAGGTGGATGGCGGTAGCGCCATGTCAATGGACAGTATTTTAGAGCAGGTCAAAGAGTCCAAGCGCAAGACAAACAGCTTACGAGGGGCGGTGTTGCGAAATAGAGGCTATTAATAATAATACTCCACTCCCCGGGTGGGGAGTGGAGTATTCGTGTTATATGCTGTGTAGCCATACCAGGTTATAACCATCCCACATTGCCAGCCCTAACTTCACGCGCTTGAAGTGATCAATCGTGTCGTCTAACGGCCAGCGACTGAGGAAGTCATCATCGGGCATTGGAAAGATGCAGGCAACGACACCGGCCTGTTTGATTACCCCTGTGCAATGGGTACACGGCGGGTGGGTTACAAACAGAATGCTTTCCTCTACCCGGCTGCCACTGGAGAGTGCATTTAAACAGGCATTCGTTTCTGCATGCAAGATGTGTTTGTACTTAAAAGCCCGGTCATGGTAAAAGGCTGGAGTATCATCCATCCCCCGTGGAAACCCATTGTACCCCAACGCCAGTACATTCTTATCCATGTTCACTAACAGTGCGCCTACCTGCGTTGAGGGGTCCTTTGACCAGGTAGCGACGTGACGACTTAGCTCCACAAATCGCTCTGTCCATTTAGTCGAGATCATGTATTTTTCTTCACCCGTTTAATACAGATAAGGTTAACGTCCCACGAAAGCTGACACAGGCACCCTTCTTCTGTAACCGCCTGAAGGGGCCAAGTGGTTACAGCCCAGCTATATGGGCCTGCCACCTCTACACTGATGTCCCAGTTATGGGCATTCAGCGTGGGTTTCAACAGCTCTACAATTGTGGTATGAAGATTCGCCTCATTCACCGACTGGGGGAGAGGCTTCACTTCCATGATGGTGTTATTGAAGTCAGTTAAGGCACAGGTCAGGGTATAGGCGAAGTTTTCACTGTCGATTTTGCCGGGATCCAGCAATGCCGTAAGGGAGGTCTTATTACAGAGACATTTATCCGGTAAACAACTCATGAGGGATACTCTTATTTGAAATGATTAAGGGTGAGTAGGCGAATGGTTAGGTAAACTAAGACTGCAATACGGGTAGAGGCCTGCACCGTAGTGTTACGTTTTTCCAATGCCTTTTCTATAAGATCGGCCGTCAGGCTACGTAAGGCAATGGCGTCCGAGGCGGCAAGCTGTGAGGAGCGCATCAGGTTACGCACTTTCATGACCACATGAATAAGGGTACGTTCACTAGCCGGTGCACGACGCAAATACCCCTGGATAAAGATTACTAACGCATCGACCAAGGCCTCAACGGAGGCCCGTTCCTTGCTACCCATCGCGTCGGATAGATAAAGGAGTGCGGTACGCAGATACCGTTCATCTGCGGTAGTGACCATCTTCAAGGTACTCTCTAGCACCTCATTGCGAATAAGGTCCTGGGGATCCAGTATGATATCCTTAAGCGCACGTTGCAGCCCGGCGGCTTTATTCTCAAACTCCCGCAACACCGTCTCACCCTCTCGGGTCACTAAGGTAGAGCCCTGTGACATGACCCGTGCATCCTGATCCCGTAGACGCATGTACTCAGACTTTAACTTCTTAACGACCTCACGGATACGAGACTGGATGTCACTGATAGCGTAAATGATCTTCTCGTCATCTGAAAAGTCAATTAGGGTCTGGTAATGAATGCTACCCTTACTGATAATGTCTTCCGACCGCGCCCGTACAAGGTTACCCCAGGTATGGTACTGCTTCAGCATAGATTTACGACTCAAAGAGTCATACAGTGCCAGTGCAATCGCCTCTTGTGCCCGGTACGGGAATTGGTGGTACAGTAGGGAGGATAGGAACTGGTAATGCATGTGTGCAAGGATTGCCACCGCAACCTCTGTACGCTCGCGTTCGGGTAGATCACCGGTCAGTACCCGGTGCACTGCGTATAGGAAACTTGCGTTTATCGGGTTCCCCACGACATGGAAGTCAGGGTTAATGGTCGGAAGGTCGTGGAAATCCTGTTTCAGGCTACGTACGTCATCGATACGCAGTCGCTCATACCACTCTGATGCATCATCGGCACGCCAGTGTAACCGATAAACACCTCCCAGATTTCCCCCTAGGAAATTAATGTGTTCCTCATCACGACCTTCAAAGGCCCGAATCGTCGTTAGGGTGAGCTTACCCCATCGTCGGTCGAAGGTTACCGACTTACAATACTCATCGTACACCGCTTTTATATTCACATAGGTGGACTCACCCCGTGCTTCCATCGCAGGTGAACCAGTCGGGTGAGGCGGCAGTACATTGGATGTCGTGGGTGGTGCCGGTGAAATGGTCTTACACCAGTCACCTAACGTCCCATTAAACGGCGTACGTGTCTCCCCGTCTACGTACTCTACGCGTACACGGTTCTCGACGTCTGTGTAGATCCACACCTCAACGGATAGCGGGTGGAGTCGGCCAATGGGCAAATACCATCGGTTATCGGTAGCAGACTGTTTATTAGCCAGTAGAGTCTCAATGCGCTCACTGATTTCCAGTATGCCATAGAGCTCTACTGTAACACGGGCACCGATATAGGGTACGGTATAAAGGGCTTCTTTATCGATACCATTACCGATGGCGACTAAATGGGTTTCGAGTTCAGGGCAGGGCAAAAGTTTTAACCCTTTGAGACGGGATACCAGTTTTGCCAGTACCACGCGTGGTACTAACGCGCCACTGAGGGATAGGGTACTGGTACGACCTACTGCCGCGTGGAGCCTAGACAGTGTAGACTTCGCCTGGGCGACAGCGTCATTTTGCATAAGTAATGTGTTCATAGTCTACCTTGGTACGTAAAGGGATCTATAGCATCGGCCTAAGTAACTGCTTTTGAATATTAACGTAAACCTATATTACCGATACGTATAGGCGGCATAAAGTGCGTCCCTAACGGACGCCAGTGAGGTATATAAAAAGAGAGGACATCTCAACGACATGTCCTCTAAACGAAAAGGAAATGTAAATGATGCAGGACACTTACATAGGATATCGAGTAAGGGCATAGGGGTCCGCCCCTTGGCCGGGGGCGGACGGATCAAGGAGCTTACCGTAATGGCTAAACGGTCAGCGTGTCACTAACGGAGTAACATATGATACAGATTAAGGAGATAGGGTGTGCGTAACGTAGATCTACCTGTCACGTTAAAAGAAGACCTCCACCGCTTACATTGTGGAGTGGACGGTGACAGAGTTATTTATTTAGGTGGTGACGTCACCTCAATGGTACAGCATGAGGTGGATTTGCTACAGCTGCGCTATGACTGGTGGTTAGACAATTTAGAGGAGGCTGCAAAATGCCGAAGGACCAAAAAGAACTGATCGCCCTCCTGCGGGAAGCGCGTGAGGTGTTAATGGCACAGGGGTCACATTCCGACCTGTGCTTTCGTTTAAAGCGCATGCAGCGCAGGATTGTTAAAGGAGAGACGAATGAACGTTAAACGACTCGTTTCACGTGTCCCGGAATCTGTCAAGGCACTGTTTGTCTTACTCTTTATAATTGCAATGTACGGCCTGGCAGATGCCGTAGATCGCCTTCCATTATAAGGGGGTTAGCATGTATATCAAAGATGGTCGTTATGTTAACGCTGTACGATCGACTGGTGTTACCCGCGCTATGGCGGAATACCACCGTATACGGCGTAACCTGTTTGCTGGACTACTAGGTCGGTCAGTGTATAGTTATCCAATCGCAGATTACACAGACAGTTACTGGATGGTGGATGCGGAAGGCACATGGTGGATAGGGGACACTGTAACAGAAACTTTAACTTTACGGTACATTGGATGGGCGTGTCGTAAAGCTGACTGTAACTACGTGCATCCGGATGATCCGGTTGAGTGGCACGCAAACGGTGTAAGGGCGATTCTAACAGAGTCAGAGGTACCTGAGATTGTTATCTTGGATACAGATAAGCAGATACCAATAACGGTGAGAGGATATTAAGGTGTTAGAGAATCTTTATAAACGTAAGTTGGTTTGGCTGGATATGGAAACGGGTGGTCTGAGCGGCTATCAGGAGGGAGGCTTCTATGGGGCAGCTACTTATCCAATCTTGGAGGTAGCCTGCTTTGTCACCGACCTGGAAATGTCCGAGGACATCGAAAAGGTTAACGTCTTTGAGGTAGCGATACATGCCTCCAGTGATGACATTGCCAAGCTCCACCCTTGGGCACTGGAGCAACACACCAAAAGTGGCTTACTGGAGAAATGTCAGCAGTCCAATACTACTCTGAAGGACGCAGAGGAGCAACTCATTCAGTTCCTGAAAGAGCAGGGGATTACCCAGTTCAATCGGGATAATCCAGACAATAACGGTGTACTGACGGGCAACAGCATCGGCTTTGATCGGGACTTTATTCGCCACCAAATGCCCACGTTGGATTCATACCTGCATTACCAGATGGTGGACGTATCGGGCTTCAAGTACGCCTTCCCGGGTCTACTTAAGCCCATCGATAAAGTTTACGCCCACACCGCCCTGGCAGATATACGTGAAACGTATAGAGAGCTCAAGGCTTACCGTGGGCAACTCATGTTCTCCCCCGTATGCTTCGCGTGTGGTGGAATGTGTAGCTGCTCATCAATCGCTGATGAGTAAATGGCGCATTCTGTAAAATACCCAATACATAGGTGAGGAGTCTATATGTTAAAACGCAACGTGCTGGTAGAGAAAATCGCACAAGAGGCCGCTATGGCAAACGATAAACAGTATCCCGAGATCTTTTTGGATGCCCGCCTCTACAACATGGGGATCTGCCCCATCCTGCACCGACACCGCATTACTACGGGTGAGTCGCCTGATACCCTTACGGGTGCGCTGGGGGCATTGGCACGGGCAATCGATAATCAGTGCATGACGATGGGGGCGGCCATTTATGGACCTCGCACAGTCGTCCTCTATAATCGGGACGACCCTAATGAACTGGTTGGCCGCATTTGCGTACGGGAAAATACTCACGGGACGTTAACCGTCGTTGGAGTCATAGACGATGAGTGGGAGAAAAAATACCTGGAGATGATGAATAGTTGTTTCACACTCGCCACACAGGTAATGGTCAACGTCTACCGTGTTAGCGCCCGTGGCATCACTAGCAAGGCACTACCCTTGACGGAGGATAGTGTTCCCACCTTTAAAGCGGAACATTATCCGTATCTGGACCAGTCACCGGAGGATTTGATGGCCGCCTTTATGGGGTCGACCTCCAACGTACTCTTTATCATTGGCCCTCCGGGTACCGGCAAAACCAGCTACATCAAAGGGTTAACCATGGCGGCAGCCAGGCAGGGCGTAGAGAATGTCAGCCTATATCAGGACGCCGCGGTATTGGAGCACCCCGGCGTGAGCACTAAACTTGCAGAGGACATGCAGGACGATGAGGTGGGACTATTGATAATGGAGGATGCTGATGCATTTGTGCGCACCCGTACAGAAGGCAATGTCCTTATGTCGACCCTACTGAATGGTGCGGACGGACTTGTGAGTACGCGCGCTAAAATCATTATATCCACCAACCTGGAGAGTACCAGTAAGGTAGACTCGGCCCTACTGCGGCCGGGTCGATGCTACGGCATTTTGAAATTTAGACCACTGGAGGGTGAGGAGGTGACACGTGTACGCACCCACATGGGTCTTCCGCCGGTTGACCTTACCACCGCTACGTTGGCTGAAGCTACCTCCACCTCAATGGACCTTAACCATAGAGTCAAAGGGTTTGGCTACATGGGCCATTGAAAACAAGTAACTAAAACACTGTACGCCTACTGAACGTATGGTAGGCATTGCCCTAATGTACGAGCTGAAAATAACTTCATTTTCCATAAAAGGACACGTCATGAAACATCAAGAACATATTTTCGCTGTACCGGCTAACATCGTCCCTAAAGCGGACAATACGAACCTGGTCCCCTTTACTGTAGAGGGGGGTGACATCTTTATCGGCCAGCGGGCTGGACTAGAGGTTAATCCTAACTACCGTCAGGTTCTCCCCTATGTCCTCGTAGAGTGCAACGGTAAGCTCTTTACCTACCAGCGCACTAAAGGCATTGGGGAAGATCGCCTGCTGGGCAAGCACTCCGTAGGTCTGGGCGGCCACATTGATATGTCCGATTTGGCCTGGAGTAATGGTCGTTCTGAGCGGCTAGATTGGGACACCACTTACCATCAGGCTATCATGCGTGAGTTGATGGAAGAGTTGGTACCGACGGCTGAGGTCAATGCCGGTGAGTTTGTAGAGGGTGGCTTTGGCTATTATCAGAAGACCGATAGTGGCTGGCATGGACAGATTGCATCGGTACTGGGCTTCAAGGTAAAGTCCGTTCATATGCGCAATAAGATTGCAGCTGAAGGCGGTGTTGAAGCCGTTCACCTTGGCTGTCCTATCCTTATCTCGGTGACGACTGAGGAGTGGACGACCGCTGAGGATGAGTTGGTATTCAATGGCTTCATGGATCCTCAGGATATTCTGGATGAGTTCGACTGTGAGCGTTGGACCGAGATCATACTGGAAGACTACCTGTACCACAAGATCAAGTGTGGCGGTGAGTTGACCCTTAAAGAGTGGTTCAGTAAGCGCTAACTATTATCCCTACCTGCCCTTATGGGTGGGTAGGGACTATCTATTTTTTTTTTTATTGTACATTCTTACTATAGTAAAATAATCGGTGCCGCGCGCGCCACCCATTTTTGTGACCTCAGGCCGGTAAGGCCAATTTAGCTTACGCTGGGTTAGGTGTAACGCTTCGCTGGGCTACTGGTGTTTATGTCTACTGCATTCTAGTGTACAGTGTACTCTACTACAGAGTACCCTCTATTCAAACCTGTAAAACCCTACACCCCCTAAAAGGGTGTAGGGCTAATTACTGTTATCGGTAGTCGTTCCTCCTACCTCTGATTTTATTGACTATTTTACAAGTCTTGTGAATTTTCACAAGACGTATGTATTTTTTAGAGAGAAAAAAAGACCTCAACCACTTCCAGGCTCGCCCTGGGAGGGGCGAGCTGGAAAGCGAGACACGAACCAGGAGAGACGACCGGAAGGGGGAGAGGGGCCTTACAACTCTGGATTTTCGAAAATCCCTTTAAAATCAAGCACTTAAGAAACCAGACCCCTGTAAACATTGGGGTTTGGGGTATATGCTCTATATTCTGGTTAAAAAGTGTACATGGTAAGAATCAGATAGAGTCTTTAATAAAGGAAATGTAACCATGCGCAGTGTCATTTTAGAGATCGGTACTCCAGAGAAGGGTCTAGCTATTATCTATTCTGAGACAGTAGAAGGACCTAAAGATCATTTAATCCAACGATTTGTACTTCGAATCGAACCAGCCATGATAGGGGGCAACTGGTTTACACGTACACTGCGCCGTATCTTCATGACCCCTATAGAGGTACCCTTGGTCGAGTGTGAGGACGATCGTTATATGCACTACTGGTATAGCCGTGGCCAGTTCTCTATCTACAGCTACGATAAACGTCACGGTCAACGCATTACGCGGGTGGACTTAGATACAGCAGTGCATAACTACACACTGTCGGTTACCAGTACTGCAATCGAATCCCAGTCGCCACCCCAGATCGTAGATATTAGTAAGCCCGGACTGGATACCTACCTAATGATAGTCTGTGAGGATGAGGTTATACCGGATATTTACCTGATATCCAATCGAGGGGAGTTACACGAAGGGGTGGTTTCGGATATTACGCACATTGGTTCGATTGAGGTGGACTTTACCATTGAGGGCGAAGAAGCGCGCGATCTTTTGGTCGGTTGTTTAGGGGATCGGTATACATTGCGGGTCAATGCACCGGAGGCGACTCCAGAGGCGGTCTAAGGGATAAAGGTAATGAAGAGGGGTGTAGGCATGGATGTTACGATAAAGGCGATAGAAACGCCTCTGGGGCGATTAGAGTACTGCATCGAGCAGGCGAAGGATGCCGTGGACGAGGTCTGTGGGTATCTTCGGGTTATAGGTGTAATGGGGGATGAAAACTATAGCGTACGTATTCCGCTAGGGATAGTGAGCCTAAAGAGTTTACCGGCACTGGCGTACGATATGGCAGGGTTCTACATTGGACATTATACTAAGGATCATGTTTTGGAGTTAATGGTCTTCAGTGTGGAAGAAGGCACTATAGTGGTTGCACGGGGGGAACGTGGCCCTACCCACGTTATAGGTGACGAGGCGCTCCATACCTTTACGTGGAAAGGCAGTGCCTTTACAGTGAGACGTGCGGGCAGTACGGGCGCATTAAGTTTTATTCAGATACGACATTGAGGGGCAGTATGGATTATTTAGAGTATAGTTATAAAGAAAACGGTGCCTGGCTAAAGGTACGTAAACGTCACCTGTTATGCTCCACCACGGTCTGCGAAGGGCGGGTATTGTTTGAGGAGGGGCTGAACCATAGTGCCGGGGTGGTTGTGGTTCGTCCTTTACTGCGTTCAGTCGAGCAGGGCGATATGCTAGGTGTCTACGGGCAGTGGTTCTGTAGCGAAACGGAAAGCCTCGTAACGGGTTACAGTGAAACGGCTCTGTATAAAACTGAAATACAGGGTGTTACACTGCACCGTGTGGACGAGTGCAACATTCTGTTAGTGGTCACATCGACCTACGTACGTATGCCGATGGTGGACGTAGTGGGGTTTAGTTTTACCCCTACTGGTAAGACGCTTGATGTAGGTGTCCGACCGTTTATGATGCACCGTACGAAGGTAACAGAAGAAGGCACCTACTATCAGTGTCGCAGTGCGGATGATAAAACGGTATACTTACATAGTCCCGACGGAGTCGTCACTCCTACATTAGTAAACCTGTCTGATAAGCAGTGGCGTTTGTTAGGGTAGGGACGATCGTATAGACGTACTTAACAAAAGCAGCGGCTAGAAAACGGTTACTCAAACATACCGAAGGGACGATTGGTTTCTATGGTAGCGGGGGAGGAAATATGGAAGATACGATCGAGATCACACAGGCTGAATATGAGCGACTGTGTAAGGTAGAGACGTTGTATCGTTATCACCTGAGCATGTTACGTACTATTGTTACGCAGGGTGAGGGTACTGGTCGTGACCCTAACAACGAACGTGGATTGGATCCAGACCGATCACTCATTGAAACCAACCCAGAGGCTAAGGCATTTCCACATGTCAGTAACTGAACCGCATCTACAGCTGTGGCACCTTTCGTTCGACCGCACCCTGGAGACACTATGGTACCCCCGCAAGGAGGTAATAGGTGAACCTGCCCATATCTCAGTATGCCCCACCATCGAACAATGTGTCCAGTCTATGTATCCAGGCCTGGGTCGTTTCTTTAAAAATTACCCAGCTTTAGAATACCTTATCTTTCATGTATACAGACCCTTAGGGGTTTCGGATACGCACCTGCTTACAAGCGACGTTTTAACACAATGCTCACATGTCGCAACCGCCCACATTACAGGGGAGCACTGGATATTGGAACCTGTTAAAATGGTGCACAATGGTCGAGTGAAGGTGTATCGCCCTAGGGGGTTTGAGCAGAGTGAGGCGTACAACACGCCGAGGAGAGGGTACTTTATATACCCTACTGATACTACTATCGAATGGCTGGATGAAGTGTAATGGATGGGTCAGTTAAAAAACTTGCACTGGGATGTGAGTGGGTCGGTCGACCCTTAATGACACGTACCCAGGGTGAACATCTCGCATGCCATATGGGGCTAACCCCGCACTCTACGCTAGAAATACACTTGTCAGAAGGCGTCATAGCGGTAGGGGGTTTCTGGTTAGGACTATGTTCAACTATAGTAGAGAACTGTAGTACGTTAGCTGAGGCATACTCCCGTATACGGCTCATGGAGGCCGGTGCGTGTCAACGGATGGAATTTGAACGTGCAGTCTGTCGCGCTATGGGAAAGGTGTATACGGCGTCTGATTAATTTCTACATGCGCACTATATAGTTTGTAGAAACAGTGCCCGGATGATGGAATTGGTAGACATTGGTGTTTTAAGTTCACCTGCCTTATGGTGTGCGGGTTCGAGTCTCCCATTCCGCACCATGTAAGGTAGGGGTCTAATCACGTAAGACCCACCATATTGAATAGTAGTCTCCCACTCCATTTAGGAGTGGTAGACTATGCTGTTAAACCGAATCCTCTGTGCATGGCACATCGATATCGATATCAGTTTATAGAGGCTTATTATGGCTACAAAAATCATGCGAGAGCCTTGGCTCTGGAAACGGTTTACGTCCAATGCGATTGAACAATATCTAGGGACCCCGGGTGAACCGATTATTGACCTGCGCACAGGCGTACCCACACTTCACATCTGTGACGGTGTTACCCCCGGTGGCGTGGCAATGTCAATGGACGTGTCCTTCGAGGGCATCGCGCGCCCCACAATTATTTCTCCTTTGAACGGTGCGACTGGGGTAACTATTCGCCCTATCATTACGGCCTCCAGTTTTAATGGGGTGCTGGCAGACGGTACTCAGGATACCCACGTTGCATCTATCTGGAATTTCTATGGGGATGTTAATAAAACTAACCTTTTGTTTACCAGTGGTCGCACCACCACCGCGTTGACAACCTTTGATGTTGAAGGGTTTTACGCATTCGCAGCGAGCACCGCTGTGTATGTAGAGGTTATTTATGAAGGCAGTACCGGCGGAACAGCTACCTCTCCCCTAACCACCTTCACGACCACGTCGATTGCACCCAGTACGCCCTCTGTGACAGGCCCTACAAATGGCTCTACCGATGTAGTATTGCGTCCTACACTCAGTGCATCTGCGTTTGCAATTGAGAACAATGAGGTCCATAGTGGCACCCAGTTTCAATTAGCAACCAACACCGGTTTTACGACTGGACTGGTAAACAGTGGTGAATTGGGTGCCGTGAGTAGCTGGCAGCCTAGTAGTAATCTGGCAGAAGGTACCCAGTATTACGCCCGCGTACGTTATAAGGATAGTACGGGTGACTGGTCAGCCTGGAGTGCCTATATTGGGTTTAAAACTGAAACGCTGATCGGGGTAGGCACTACGCTGCCCGATGGCGGTATCGTTTTCGGTCAGGAGGGAGGCGACTGGCTGGTCGTTGCACCCGCTTCACAGCATCAGACTAAAGCATGGGGTCTCTACGGTACCGATACGAGCCTTCCCAACGTAGGGTCCGGGGCCCCACCGAATGACCCTAACTCCTCAGAGTACAATACGGACGTACTGGTTAATAACTACAACGGCGCTACCGCTGCAGAATACTGCCGTAGTCTAGGGTACGACTTACCCAAT